GTCGCCGGAATTGCTGGACAACTTGCACCCTCGCTTCACTGCGGGGGTTGCAGTTGACCAGCCCATCCTCTGTGTGCTAATTATGGTCGTGGAGGAGTTGGCGGTACAACCCGGGCCGAGCCTGGGTGCGGGAGCAGGCGTAGGTGCTGGAACGGAAGATATCTCTGGCACCACCCACCACCACTCCTGTTCGTGCAGTTGATTGCACAGTGACCTTCAGGGGGTGGAATGACTGAAGCGAAGAAGGGCTCTGATTTCCGCTACGAGGAAGCCCCGATCGACTCGCTCACCCCGAATGACTGGAATCCCAACGCAATGTCCGACCAGGAGTTCAGCCGCCTCGTGCAGTCCATCGAGGACGACGGGATGGTGGCCCCACTCCAGGTCGTCGTCATGGAGAGCGGAGAGCGCCGGATCATTGGCGGGGAGCACCGCTGGCAAGCCTGCAAGTTCCTGGGCTACACGCACGTCGGGATCGTGATCCCAACGCGGTCCAAGTGGACCGACGAGGACTTCCAGAAGTTCGAGTCTGTCCGCCTGAACGTAATCCACGGGGCGATCGACCCTGGCAAGTTCAAGACGCTGTACGCTGAATTGGTGGAGCGTCACGGGTCCGAAGCGATGCAGGAGTTGTTCGGGTTCACAGACGAGAAGGCATTTCGGCGCCTGATCGACTCCGTCCAGAAGGGCATGAAGGCGGCAGGGATGCCGAAGCGTGTCACGGATGCGTTCAAGGATGCGGCCCCCGAGGTGAAGACCGTCGAGGGCCTGGGGCAACTGCTGAACACTCTGTTCAGGGAGTATGGCGACTCGGTGCCCCTCTCGTTCGTGTTCTTCGACTACGGCGGGAAGAAGCACCTGCGGATTGACTGTTCCCCGAAGACATGGAAGCTACTCAGCGGGATCTTCGACCGAGCGCGCAGGGAGGGAGTGGAGGCGAACGAATTGGTCCAGCGGGCGTTCGAGGGTGCAGACGGGTTTGACCTGTGGACCTCCGAGCGGGAGAATAGGGACGGATCCGAATCGGGCCCGGAGGAATAGTTGGCCGACCGCAAGAACGGTGGCGGGAGCGTCACCCCGATCCAGTTCGCACCGCTGCTGAAGCTCGCGTGCAGTGAGACGATTCGTCTACGCCTTGAGGATGGCGAGTCCCCCGAGGAGATCGCAGAGTACATCCAGGACGACAAGGGGCTGCTGGACGACATGCCACGGCATCAACTTGTGATGCTGCTGGCAGACTACGCAGAGCACCTACGGTCCCAGGCCAAGTCATCGTCCCTTCCAGAGGGTGCGGACCCTCCTGTGCCCCGCGCCGTCCAGATCGACGAGCAGGCTGCGCTTGCGGACCTACTCGGCATCCAGATGGGTCGGATCCAGTGGATGCGAGACCTGGAACGGTCGCTCCGGTTCCCGATGAAGATGATGGCCGCAGAGGTTACGGCAGCGACACGGATCATCAAAACAGCGGGCCAGCTACGGGCCATTCTGAAGGACGCCGGTGAGACGGACGAGGTTTCAGAGCGGCGCCTTGAACGCCTCCGCGGGGAGCACGCGGGGATCGCCGCCCTGATCGACAACCCGAGCCTACGTCAGCGGTTGCTTGGCATCATCGAGCGCACCCGGGCCCACGAGCGGCTGCTGCACGACGGCGACGATGATTGAGCGTCACGGACACCGACGGCACTCGAAGCGGACTCCCGAGGAGGTCCAGGGCCTCATGCGCGAGAGCCTCAAGGGTCTGAATGAGGACGAGGCCGGGTTGCTGCGTGAGGCACTGGCCGACGAAGCGATGCTTGCCGCGCTCATGGACCTGGAGTACGACGAGGTCCCCGTCTCCCCCGAGCAGTTCTTGGAGGACGACTACTACATGGGGGCGGTGGGTCGGGATATGTTCGACGGCGTGCGGACCGCGTTCTGCGACCTATTCAGCGGCGGGTACGAGGAGGTCTTGCTGACGGGCAGCTTCGGGTGGGGGAAGTCGTTTCTCGCTGTCGGCGCCGCGACCTATGACCTCTACCGGATGGAGTGCATGAAGGACCCTCAACGGTCGTTCGGCCTCGCAGGTGGCCGACGCATCCTGACTGCCGTGGTGTCCCTGTCCATCGAGCACGCCCGCATGGGGCTCATGGAGGACATCGGCGTGAACTTGCGCCTGTCTCCCTGTTTCCGGGGGAAGTACACCGAGCAGAAGTCGGGTATCCACTTCAAAAAGGGCATCTCGGTCATCCCCGAGAACTACGGGTCGCGCCGCATCATTGGTCTGAACGTCTTCTCTGCCATCATCGACGAGGCCAACTTCGCGAAGAACATGCGGGAGGGGCAGCGCGCCGCTGTGTCGTCCAGGTCCATGGCCCAGGCCGAGAAGATCTACGGATCGGTGCGCCGCCGTCGTGAGTCTCGACTGATGCAGCGTGGTGGGTCGTTGCCGGGCCTCCTGTTCCTCGTGTCGTCATCTGCCCTCCAGAGCAGCTTCACGGAGAAGAAGGCCAAGGAGGCGGAGACGAACCCCAAGATCTTCATGCGGCAGCACACCAACTGGGACATGAAGATCGACGAGTTTGGGCCCGAGCGGTTCCACGTCCTCTCAGCGAACAGGGGCCGGTTGTCCCGCATTCTGGAGCCAGACGAGGTGGAGCACTACATGAAGCGCGCCGAAGAAGAAGAGGACACCGAGGTCATCTCCGTCCCCATCGAGTACCGTGGCTCGTTCGATCAGGACGTGGTTGGTGCCATGCGGGAATTGGCTGGTGTCGCCTCCGAGTCGGTGACGACGCTGTTCACGTCCCTGCACCCGATCAAGAACACCGTGGACCCGGACTACCCGCAGGCGTTCTCGACCCTGGAGTGGGAGTGTGGCTCTCCGGGGGGCTTCATCTGGGAGCGTATCTGCGACAAGAAGGACGAGGAACTGGCCGGTGGGTACAAGGAGACCCGGTGGATGCCGAAGGTCAACCCACACGTCTACCGCTTCGCTCATGTAGACACGTCCCTTAGTGCCGACGCCACGGGCATTTGCGTGGGGCACGTATCGCACATGATCGAGGTGTCCAGGCAGGACGACGGTGGCCTGTCATACACAGAGGTCGTGCCATTCATCGTCATCGACTTCGTCCTCCGGGTCCTCCCCCCTCCCGGCGGGGAGATCAACCTGGGGACTGTGCGTTCGCTGATCTACGCAATGCGGGATCACGGGTACTCGATCAAGCAAGTGACCGTTGACGGTTACCAAAGCGCCGACACTCGGCAGAACTTCGAGGGCCAGGGGATCAAGTCGTTCATCTATTCGCTGGACCGAGACGACACCGGCTACCTGAAGCTGAAGCTGGCGATGCAGGAGGGGCGCGTGCGGCGCCCGGCTCTCCCTCACCTCGACTGGGAGTTGGAGCACCTTATCCACCATCGTCTCAAACGGAAGGTTGACCACCCCGATACGAAAGTGGATAATCAAATCCCAGCGAAGGACGTTGCAGACGCCCTTGCAGGGGTAGTGGCCCAGATCGAACTGAGCCATCTCGGGCAGTCGTGGAGCAGCACCCCCGTTCCGGCTCCCGAGGCGCAGGAGGAGGGGGATGAATGGGTGACCGATGGGCGGCGTCCGGTGCCGTCGAGAGGGCCTGACAGGAGAATCTGATGTCGATGTTCGGAGGGGCCCGCGAGCGCATCGTCAATTTCCTGGTGGGCGACACCCGGATTCCGAGCAAGCAGGACATCGCACGGTCTCACATGATGCCCGACGTGCAGGTGGGCCTCGGGGACTCCGAGATCTACAACCTATACGACTGGTTCCAGGACAACACGTCCATCGAGCGGGACCTGACCTCGCGCTACCTCGACTACGAGCGGATGGACGACTACCCCGATGCTGCGTGTTTGGAGGGGAGCACCCTGGTCTACACTTTCTGGGGGCCGTTGTCGATTCAGTGGTTGGCGGAGAATCGGGCGGACGATCAGGTCCCTGTTCTGAGCTACAACGCTGTGGAGTCGAGATTCGAGTTCGCCTGGGGTCACTCGCCTCGCAGGACCATCAAGGATGCCCCGGTGTTCCGCGTGGTGTTCGATGATGGTAGCGTTCTCGTCGGCACAGAGGACCACCCGGTTATGCTGTTCGATGGCACCTATCATCCGCTGAGTGAGCTTCGTCCCGGCATGTCGGTGCGCCCGATGTTTGCGCGGGCAGACAAGCAGGGATACCTCAGTGTGATGCAGCCGAGGATGAGCGGTCGGCACACGGCATGGGAGCCGGTTCACAGGATCGCCGGTCGCGGCCTGTGGGGCAGTCGCGCTCTCCGTGGCAAGGTCGTCCACCATCGGGACGGCAACCCCCTGAATAATGATCCCGTCAACCTGGAATTGCTGACCAACTCTGAGCACTCCAGGCGGCACATCGAGGACGGGTCGCACGTTGTCGAGTGGACGCCGGAGCGCAGGGCGGCGGTTTCTCGCCGGATGATCGGCAACAGGCATCGCGCCGGTGCGACGATGTCGGAGGACCAGAAGAATAAGATCGGGGCTGCGATCCGAGGCAAGAAGCAAAGGCCCGATTGGGTGGAGCGCAGGATCGCCCCCCTTCGGAAGACGATCCCCGAGGACGAGGTGTGTGCAGCGGCAGATGGGGCCGGATCGGTGCTCCAGGTGTCGGATCGTCTCGGGGTGTCGTGGAAGGTGGCGAAGCGCCATCTCGACGCTCTCGGGATCGCTTTCGATGTTGGTGTTCCAGTGGAGCAGAGCGTGTCCGCTCCTGAGCGTCGTGTGGCTCGGCAGGTGGCGGTCAAGAACCACAAGGTCGTTTCCGTCGAGCCGTGGGGTAGCACCGATGTCTACGATTTGACGGTGCCGGGGCACGACAACTTCGTGGCGAATGGGATCGTGGTCCACAACTCCGCCCTGGACACGTATGCTGATGAGGCCACGCAGTCCGACCAGATGAAGAATCTGGCGATCTGGTTCGAGTCGTCGAGCGATGCTATCCAGAAGCGCGGGATGCAGATCCTCAAGAACATGGGGGTCGAGGATGACCTGTGGGCGCACACCCGGGGCCTCTGTAAGTACGGGAACGAGTACGGCGAGTTGATCATCAACCAGGAGGGGATCCAGGGGATCGAGTACATGGACCCCCCCACGGTTCGCGTCGCCTCTGTGCGCGGGAAGGTCGTCGGGTACGTGCAGGATGTGACCGGCAAGTTCTCGGTTGACGTGCGCTCCTTCCAGACGGCAGTCCAGAACGGGACCTACGAGCAGGGGCACATGGTCTTCTTTGAGCCCTGGGAGGTCGTCCACTGGAAGCTGATGCTGCGGCGGCTGCGGGGGCTGTACGGCCACGGGATTCTGGAGCCCGTGCGGTGGCTGCACAAGCGGCTGCTCATGCTGGAGGACTCCGCTATCCTCTTCAAGATCACCCGCGCCCCCGTGCGCCTCGCGTACTACGTCGCGTGCGGGGACATCCCGGCGGAGCGACGGATCGGATACGTGACCCAGATCAAGCAGATGTTTCGGCGGAAGAAGTTCAAGGATGCCGACGGCAAGTTGCGCTTCTCGTTCGATCCTCGGAACCCGCTGGAGGAGTTCTGGCTTCCCTCGGGTGGAGACCACGGTGACACCCGCATCGAGACCATCGGTGGCTCGGACTACCAGAGCAACGAGTTGCTGGAATACTTGCAGGACAAGTATGCCAATGCGATCAAGGTCCCCAGGTTCCAGGCGGGAAGCGATGCTCGTACCTCGCTGGCGAACCAGGACGTGCGCTTCGCCCGTGCGATTCTCCGGGTGCAGCGCGCTGAGTGCGTCGGATGGGAGCGCGTGCTGGATACCGACCTGATGGCCCGGAACATCGACCCGAGGACCATTGACCGCAAGGCCGTGATGACGGTCCCGTCCTCGATCTTCGAGTTGGCCCGGATGGAGGTGTGGAACGCCCGCGCCGACCTGATGACTCGGATCGAGATGTGGATGCCGGTCAAGTGGATGCTGGTCAACATCGTCCGCATGTCCGACAAGGCGGCAGACGAGTTGATGAAGGTGAAGGCGGAGGAGCGCCGAGGGACGATGATCGGAGACGCCGCGGCACAGGCCAAGGTGGACAAGATCATCCAGGGTAACGTACCCCAGGAGGGCACGTATCTGAACCGACAGGAACTCGGGCGGCTCATTGTGCAGTCGATTGCACAGGAGCCTGATTTGCCGGATCTCGACGAGAAGCGGCTGATCGCGAAAATCGAGGAAGCGGTAGCTCTCGACCCGGCGCTGGCGCAACGTCTTGACAGTATGGCGAGCATGGTTCGTGACCTGCACCATGTCGCGATGTCTGGGATAGCCCGGGGTCATCGAGGGGGACCGGCGCGTCGCTAAGGTAAGTTGTCCCTTGACATGCCGAAATGGCCGTTGGTACTATGGCGGCACAGACGGGAGTGATTCCATGACCGCACCACTCGTTGAACTGCGTGCAGGTAGCCTCGAAGCCGTTCGGGATCGTTTCTCGCAAGCGTTCCCAGGCGAGGTTATCTTCGCTACGTTCCCGCACCACATTCTTTCAGTCCGCGAATCGCAGATCTGGAAGCGCGAGATCACTGAGGTCGGCTTCTCTGAGGCCGTGGCCGTGGCGTCCGCAGAGCCGGACGTACCAAAGTCAAGGCTGAAGGCCCTGGCCGTTGTGGACTCGATCAAGGACGGGAAGCTGGACGAGGCAGCGTTCGACGGGCTCCTCGAAGACATCCTGGGCGGAGCGCGCTTCACGGCGTCCTCGGTTCGTGAGTCTGTGACCGCCGGTCTGACCCGGTCAGCGACGTGGCGCAAGTTCTACCAGGAGAACGAGCCGCGCATCCGCAAGGTGCTGCACGGGATCCTGGGCCGGATGGAGGAGCGTCGCCTGAAGCCCAAGTATCGTGAGATCCGGTTGGGGCAGGTGACGGACGGGCTCGACGAGGCGATCACCTCGGTACGCGGCTCCCTGGAGACGCTGCGGGCGCGCATGGCCGAGATCCGCGATGGCCTCGACGCGTTGGTCATCCCCGACAAGGCGACGGGCGTGGATGTCAGCGAACTCTCCTCCCTGCGCGCGATCAAGCGATGCCTGATGGACGAGGTCGGGCACATGAACGCACACCTGAAAGGGATGGACGTGAGCAAGTCCACCCTGGAGGATACGGCAATGGTCTATGACCTGCTGGCCGACGAGAGCCACAGGTACGAGTTGATGGGCGCGTTCCTGCGCCGGGCCGTGGGAACGATCGACGCAGAGACAGCGTGACGGAGGGCACGAAATGAGCAAGGACACGGGCAAGAGCGCAGCGGATCTTCTGGAGCACCAGTTGAGGCAGGTCGGAACCAACCTCGGTGAGATCACGAACATCTCGCAGCGCATCGAGGAGCCCACGAAGGCCCCGGATGGCGAGGTCAATGCCGAGGGGTTCAGGATCGTCAAGAAGAAGGTCGGCGCCGCCGCGGTGAAGGCCAAGCGTTTGGCGCATCGGGCGTACCGCGCGACCAAGGGCAAGGCGAAGCGCCTCGCCAAGCGGTTCCGCCGGACCTCGGCCTTCAAGATGTGGACCAAGCTCCGCAAGCGCCTCGGCAAGCGGATCAAGTCCCTGGCCGGGACCGGGAAGCGCCTGATCCTGCGGAAGCAGACCGCGGGCTACGAGTATTCCTCGGGGAACCTCGCGGAGAGCATCCGGGCGCACATGGCCGAGGCCGACCTGCGCGCGACCGGCATCTCCGAGAGCCTGATCGAGGCCCTGGAGACGAGCGCCCGCGCCGCTGACATCGCCCTGGACCTCGCCCGTCGCTACGACCACCTGGAGGACGACGACACCTGCGACGCGCTCCTCGACATGGCCGAGAACCTGATCGACGTGGGCGACGCGATCGAGGAGTGCGAGGGCGACGACCTCCCCGAGTCCCTGGACGTGAAGCTGACCGCCATGGTCACCGGGCTCCACGAGACCCTGGAGGACTACATGGGCGAGCATTTCGTGTCCTTCGACGAGGACGAAGAGGGGATGGCGGGGTTTTGATTCAGGGCATCTCC